CGCTGGCAATTATGGCGCTGCCACCGCTGGCAATTATGGCGCTGCCACCGCTGGCTATCGTGGCGCTGCCACCGCTGGCAATAGTGGCGCTGCCACCGCTGGCGATAGTGGCGCTGCCACCGCTGGCAATAGTGGCGCTGCCACCGCAAAAGGCTCTGTTTCTGTTGGCAAAAACGGATGCGGCCTTGTTCGCGGTAACGACGTGACGATTAAAGGCGGTCTTGGTGCTGTGCTGGTGATCTGTGAGGAAAACGCGGACAATTGGGACATCAAAGAGTGGAAAGCGTTTGTCGTAGACGGCACGGACATCAGAGCGGACACATGGTATAAGCTGGTGGACGGAAAGTTGGTGGAGGCTGAGTAATGCTGCCAATCAATCAGCCGCTGACGAACGCAGCGGCGAAGAAACTGATGGCGCTGGACGTGCAGGACAAAGAGATACTGACCTACGAAAAGCTGGACGAGTGGTACACCGCATGGGGCGGAAAGTGCTACGTCAGTTTCTCCGGCGGAAAGGACAGCACGGTGCTGGCGTATCTGGCGGCGCGGTATCTGTCGAGCTTCCGAACCCCACCGTACCCGCTGACGCTGGTGTTTGTCAACACGGGGCTGGAATATCCTGAAATTCAGAAATTCGTGAACGAGTATACGGTGTGGCTGCGGCGAGAGTTCCCGCGCGTGACCGTTGAGCTTGTGCGTCTGCGCCCAAAGATGAACATTCGACAGGTGGTGACGAAGTACGGGTACAGCATCGTGAGCAAAGAGGTTGCGGGTACTGTATACGAGGCGCGGAAAAACCCCAATTGTGTTCGAGCTAAAAAATTGCGCGGAGAACTTCTCGATAAGGAGGGCAAGATCTCTGCGTATAACTGTGATAATTGGGCATTTCTGCTGGACGCACCGTTTCCAATTTCAGATAGGTGTTGCCATGTAATGAAAAAGGCATCTGCGCATAGATACGATGGGGAAACAAAAGAAAAGCCAATGGTTGCAACAATGGCAGATGAAGGCAGACAAAGATTCCAGAAATGGATTGCGACAGGTTGCAACGCCTTTGAGGGCAAGCGCCCGATGGGAAAGCCCATGAGTTTCTGGACGGAGCAGGATGTGCTGCGGTTTATCGTAGATCGGCATATCCCTATCGCAAGCGTCTACGGCGATATCGTAGCCAGCGACGGTGATAACGACTATGCGGAAACGCTGATCGACTGCAAACTGCACTGTACGGGTTGCCAACGCACGGGCTGCATGTTCTGCGCGTTCGGCGCGCATCTCGAAAAGGGCGTCAACCGCTTTGAACGCATGAAACTGACGCACCCGAAGCACTACCAGTTCTGCATCGGCGGCGGGGCGTTTGACACGGAAGGGCTGTGGAAACCCACGAAAGACGGCCTTGGCTATGCGCGGGTGCTGGACTACATCGGAGTGAGGTATTGACATGGGCAAGCAACATCTGTCCCGCGATGAACGGCTGGTCATGCAAGGCCGCTTGAAGGGAACGCAGAAAAACGTGGACATGGTGGCGATGGTGTTGATGGACAAGTGCGGCTGGCACGTCTTCGAGGAGACATCGGACAGCCGGGACACCCAGAGCATCGCGTATCTGTATGAGTGCCTGGAAAAGCTGGCAGAGGAGATAAACGAAGGCCGCATAAAGCGGAAGCACATCAAGGACGTGCTGAAGGACGAGTGCGGCGTGGTGTTTGGAGATTGATATGATTTTTGCACAAGAGACGATGACCGGTGAGATCATCGTGGACAATTTCGCCGGTGGCGGCGGGGCGTCGACAGGTATCGAGATTGCAACGGGCATGGCGGTGGCGATTGCCATCAACCACGACCCGGCGGCGATTCTGATGCACAAGACCAACCACCCGTACACTGAGCATTTTCAGGCGTCCGTGTGGGACATTGACCCCGTGGCCGTGTGCCGTGGGCGGCGCGTGGGGCTGGCGTGGTTCTCGCCGGACTGCAAGCATTTTTCCAAAGCAAAGGGTGCGGCGCTGGTTGACCGGAAGATTCGCGGCCTTGCGTGGATCACCCTGCGCTGGGCGGCGAAGGTGCGGCCCCGCGTCATTATCCTTGAAAACGTGGAGGAGTTCCAGACGTGGGGGCCGGTGCGGGAGGGCAAGCCGGTCAAACGATTGGCAGGTACCACGTTCCGGAAGTTCATATTCCAACTCGAGGCGCTGGGCTACACCGTGGAATATCGGGAGCTGATCGCGGCGGACTACGGTGCGCCTACCTCTCGTAAGCGCTTCTATCTGGTCGCCCGCTGTGACGGGAAGCCTATTGTCTGGCCGAAGCCCACCCACAGCAAGACCGGCGCGGATGGACTGCCCAAGTGGCGCAGCGCGGCGGAGATCATCGACTGGAGCCTGCCCTGCCCGTCGGTGTTCGCTTCAAAGGCAGAGATCATGGACAGGTACGGCCTGAAAGCGGTGCGCCCGCTGGCGAAGAACACTATGCGGCGGATCATCCGTGGCGTGGACAAGTTCACCATCAGGAGCGGCAAGCCGTTTATCGTACCTACGGGGTACGGTGAGCGCACGGGGCAGGCACCCCGCGTGCATGACATGGACGCGCCGTTTCCTACGGTGGTCGGCACCGGAAAGGAAAATCTGTGCAAGCCGCTGCTGGCTCCCGTGACGGTGACCAACACCAGCAACAGCGTGGACGGGACGGTCGGAGCGCCGGTACATACCGTAACGACCGCAGGGAATCAGATGCTGGTAACGCCGAGCCTTGTAAGCATCGGGCAGACCGGCGGCGGGGACAGAATCAGGGATTTACGGGAGCCAGTGCCTACAACGGTATCGAAGCAGGAAGCCTGCCTGGTGTCTCCATCCCTCATTCAGTATCACACAGAGCAGACGGAGAGTGTCCGGGCATCCGGGCTGGGGACGCCTATCCACACGGTGGACGCCTCCAACCGATACGGCCTGACCTGCGCCAATCTGGTGGAGTATTACACCGGCGGCAGACCGCTGGACGTGCAAGACCCCCTGCACACCGTTACCAGCCATGACCGTGAGGCGGTGGTCGCCGCCCACATTGCCAAGTATTACGGCGGCGTGGTCGGCGAAAAGGTGGGCGAGCCTTTGCCAACGGTGACGGCCATTGACCACAATGCGGTATGTGCCGCTCATGTGGTGAAGTTCAAGGGCGACAATGTGGGAACGCCGCCTTCGGAACCTTTGCAGACAGTGACGGCCAGTGCTGGGAAAGAGCGGGCGTGCAGCGGAGGGACATTCGCCGTGTGCAAGGCGTATCTGGCAAAGATGCGCAGCGGTGACGATCTGGGCCACTGGCCCGAGATTCGCGCCCTGCTGAATGAATTCTGCGGCTATGCGCTGGCGGATGATGATGTGTTGCTGCTGGAGATCGGCGGCGCGCTGTACTACATCGCGGACATTGGGCTGCGGATGCTGTCTCCCCGCGAGCTGTACAATGCGATGGGATTTCCACCCGACTACATCATTGACCGCGACTATGAAGGCCACGAATACAAAAAGAGCGCACAGGTGGCACGGTGCGGCAATGCGGTGTGTCCGCCGGTGGCATCCGCGCTGGTGCGGGCCAATCTGCCGGAGTGGTGCGACGTGACCATCACCACAATGGCGCAGTTGATGGACTGCGTGGCGGTGTGAGGTGCTGGCATGAACATTGGATTGATTGATGTGGACGGCCACAATTTCCCCAACCTCGCATTGATGCGGCTGTCTGCCTACTACAAAGCCCGTTGTGACAGCGTGGAGTGGTGGGACGGGTTCAAACACTATGACCGGGTGTACATGAGTAAGGTTTTTACGTTTTCACCTGATATGGATACCTGCATCAATGCCGATGAGGTCATTACAGGCGGCACAGGGTACAAGGATTACGGCGCTCTGCCGGACGAAGTGGAGCGAATGCGGCCAGACTACTCGCTGTATCCGGCGTGGAAAACGGCCATTGGTTTTCTAACTCGTGGGTGCATCCGGAATTGTCCATGGTGCATCGTGCCGAAGAAAGAGGGGGTTATCCGACCGGCGGCCACATGGGAGGAGATCAAGCGCCCGGACAGCAGGGATATCATTTTCATGGACAACAACGTTTTGGCGCACGACCACGGCTTAGAGCAGATCGAGCACATGGGGCATGAGAATGTGCGGGTGGACTTTAATCAGGGCTTGGACGCACGGCTCATAACGCCGCAGACGGCAAAGCTGTTGGCAGGGCTGAAATGGATCAGGTTTGTCCGCATGAGCTGCGACACTTCCGCTATGCTGCCGGTGATAGAACAGGCCACGGCGTATCTGAAAGAGGCGGGAATACCCGCTTGGCGGTTCTGGTGCTATGTGTTGGTGCAGGACGTGGAAGAAAGCCACAAGCGCATACTTGCCCTTCGGGACATGGGCGTTGAGCCGTTTGCCCAGCCGTACCGCGACTATGACGGCGGAGAGCCGACCGCCGAACAGAAGCGCCTTGCCCGATGGGTGAATATGTGGGCGGCGTTTCAGTCGTGCAGTTTTGAAGAATTTACTGGGTAAGAGGAGGAATGACATGACAAGAGATGAGATCGTGACCGCGCTGCGGTGCTGTGCATTTAACGGTGAAGATTCTTGCGAACACTGTACAGAGTGCCCTGCGGCGGGCGATGATTGCGAAAGTGAATTGCAGTTTGCTGCCGCTGACCTGATCGAGAACCAGCAGCGGCACATCGAGGCACTGATGAAAGCCAACGACAGCCTGAAGGACGCCATTGCGCGGCGTGACAAGCAGGTAGAGGACATGAAGCAGGGCATGGCACAGCTGGCAAAGGCTGTGGCGGTGAAGGAGGAAAAGGAGTGATGGAACGACTGACTGTACCTGATGTGCGGGTGGACGAACACACTACCCGCAGGAGCATAATCGACGGGAACGTTGTGAGAGAACACGCGATGGAGATTTATTGGCGGCTAAAAGACTACGAGGACACGGGGCTGACGCCGGGAGACATCAAGGAATTGCTTGACATGGCTGTGTCAAAAACAGACAAGGTTTTGCGGCTTAAAGAAGAATTGCACACCATAAAGAACGAGCTATGCCAATACTGCGGGAAGTACAAACACGCACACGAGGGTGCCTGTGACGGGTGCAAATGGAGGGGAATGTGATGACCAAGTACTTTTGTGATATTTGAAAAAAGGAGATTGAATGCAGCAGCGAAGCCAGTGAGTACAAGGTGAAGCGGCGTGAACACAGCTTCCACGAAAGCTGGTGGGTGCGCCTGACGGTGCATAAGGACTGCTGGAGAGAGCTGTGCAAGAGCATTGCGGAAAAGGAGAAAAAGTAAATGGATGCTGTGAAGTTTATTAAGGAACGCAGCAGGATGTGCAAATCGTTTAATAAGTGTTCTTACGGCTGCCCTGCCTGGGGTGGTTCGTGCAAACTTGAAACTGGAACATACCTCGAATGTGAAGCAACAAAGCAGGTTGAAATAGTAGAGGAATGGTCTGCCGCACACCCGCGCAAGACGCGGCAGAGCGTGTTTCTGGAGCAGTATCCGGAGGCAAGCATTGGAGATGACGGCGTGCTGAAAGTATGCCCTTTCTTGATTTCCGCGTCGTACAGGAACAACGATGGTAGCTGCGCAGCTATGCAGCGCCAATGCTCTGACTGTCGTAAAGATTTTTGGGGTCAGGAGGTGGAGTGATGTCTATAAGTAAATCAAAGCGCGAAGCAGTCTACCAAAAGTACGACGGTCATTGTGCATACTGCGGGCGAGAAATTGCCTATAAGGATATGCAGGTGGACCATTTTCAACCGCTGAGAGCGTGGAGTATTGAGGACGCTGGAGCAGATGACTTTGACAACCTCATGCCAGCCTGCCGGATGTGTAATCATTACAAAAGGGCAAATTCGCTTGAAACTTTTAGGCGGTACATCGAAGAGATTCCTCGCAAACTGCATGATAACTATATTTACAAGGTCGGAATTGTGTACGGCGAGATTGCAGAGCAAGCACGCCCGGTCAAGTTCTATTTTGAGCAACAGGAGGCGGATGAAGGATGAATGAGCTAAAACCTTGCCCGTTTTGCGGTAGCGACAGAATTTCGGTGCAATATCTATGCTTTAGACCCTATGTCATTTGCGAGAAGTGTCACGCACAAATCCCTTGCTACAATAACTACGCAAGGTCGAAAGAAGCATGGAACAGGAGGGCTGAAAATGACACTAACTGAGATGTTTACAATTTGTGATACGTGCGTATATGCGCCATGCCTTTGCGGGAATGACCCTGAGAACTGCGTGGCGTATGTGATGAGGACTTCTGACAATGGCTGAATACATTAAGCGGGAAGCGGCAGTAAAATCTGTTTTGCGGATGCGTAAACCGGAGAACAGTGTGGCTCAAAATAGGATGCTATCGATTATCCAGATGGATATGTTGAAACTTCCCGCCGCGGATGTTGCCCCGGTAGTGCATGGACGGTGGATTGATATTGTGGACGCGGCACCCACCGTAGACGCGGAGGTCGTGGTGCGCTGCAAGGACTGTGTGCATTACGACATGGGCGTATGTCTGAAAATTTACTCAGACGGAAACGTACATCCAGAGGCATGGCAACCTAGGAGACCTGAAGATTATTGTTCCCACGGTGAGAGAAAGGAGGAATAGCGTCATAAAACAAATGAAACCAACGACAAATGACCGTATTATTGCCGCTGCGTGGGTGCTGCTGATACTGGCGGCGGCGCTGGTGGTGCTGACCGGCTTTTCTGCAAAGGAGCCGGAGCGCGAGAAGCGCACGATTCTGGTGATCGAGGGCGGCCCGCACGAAGAAGCATACGAAGCCCTGGACGAAGCGGAGAAAAGCGCGGAGGCGGTGATTGCCGCCATCGGCACAGACCGGGAGTTTGAGACCTTCGGCTACGATGTGTCGAAGGTGCTTCAGATTGTCACGGCAGAAGCGGGAAACGATGCCGACCAGTGCCGTGGCATTGTACAAGCCCTGTTTAACGCATGCAATCGGCACAGGAACCGATACACGCCGGAGGACGTATGCAGGGAGTATCAGTATACCACCCCGGCAAGCTGGGTGTCTGACGCGGCGCTGAACGCCTTTTGTGAGGTGTTTGTATACGGCGAAACATTTACCGACATCGGCAATGCGACGGTGTTTTATAATCCCCAGATCGCCGGACACAGCGAATACCATGAGGGGCAGATTTACGTTTGCAGTATCGGAGATGTGAAGTATTTCGAGGAAGTGTAAATGAAAAAGATTGAATATATCAAGAAGCAAGACGCAATTGACGATACTGTTGCAAGCAATCGCAACGTAGATGTTGACGGGTTGACTGCGATAATGAAAGTCTCGCCTGCCGTAGTTTTGTGCAAGGACTGCATTTTTTGGGAAAAAGGAACGAGGGACGATGGTTTTTGCTTTAGCCGCTATGTGGTGTGCGGAAGCTTGACGCCGCGCAGAAACCCCACAGACTTTTGTAGCTACGGAGAGCGCAAGGAGCCAAATGTGTAATGGATAAATGGATTATACGCGACAAGTCCACAGATGGAAAAGATTGGCCCAAATGGGCGATACGGATCGAGTGCCCCTACTGTGGCCTTGTGACGGGCAGCAAAAGCAATTACTGCCCACAATGCGGAAAGGAGTTGATACGGCGTGAACCAAGCTGACATCGACCGCCAAATCAAGGCGCTGGATGAGGCGAAACAAACCATATTGGCGCTTTGGGGGCGCTATCAGGCGAGGGATAAGCTTGTGGATGAACTGGAAAATGAAATCTATAAACTGAAATGCAGCAAAAGTGTTTAATTAGAATAACTACTTTAGAAAATCCGCGTTTTTGCACTATAAACATTGCAAAAAGTGTGGTACAATAGTTATGAGGACGTGCAGCCTTACAACACCTCCATTTGTTTGTTTTAACTGCATTCATTTTTCATTCTCCCTCCTTTTTGTGGCCCGTCGTTGCACGGCGTCGGGCACACACGGCATTGTAGCTCAATGGTAGAGCATTCGGCTGTTAACCGAAGGGTTGTTGGTTCGAGTCCTGCCAATGTCGCCACAGCCCTATAGGGCCTCTTTTCCTTTCACCGCTTACCCGCCAGCGGTATATGACGGGTATACGCCGGACTGCGTGAGCTACCCCACGATCAGGGGCGGGAGGTCGCGCCTCCCATCCGGCCACAGTGTGCCGACACATAGAAAACGGCTGGGCAATACGGAGCCTGTAGAGACGGAATCCGCGACGAAAAAAGCGGTGCGGCACTACCGCAGGCAAGTGGCATAGCGTCCCGCCCGAAAGTGTGCCAGAACATTGAAGCGGTAGGCGCTCCGCCATGCGTTTACCGTGGAGTTCCGAAGGGTTGTGCGTATTCCTCAAGGCGGATAGGCGAAAGCCGAAAGAAAACGCACCATTGCCGCTTTATCCGTGTATCGAGCGGCTAAAAATAACACGGTTGCCAATAGACGTGCCGCCCGTCCGGCGTAAAAGACGGCTTGAAAAAATGGATAGAATGAGCAAAAGGGTTCCCGTTTTAGCCACTCCTGCCCTTGAAAGCAACTGCAAATAATCAACGAGAAAGGATTGATAAGATGTTGGTTGAATTGATGAAATTTGGAAAAGAAGAAAAGGCTTGTTGCACGAGCCTTGATGTCGCAGAAACGTTTGGGAAAGAGCATAAACACGTTTTAAGAGATATTCGAGAACTAAGGTGCAGCGAGGAGTTTCTGGTGTCCAACTTTGGACTGTCCCACTACGAGACTGCACAGGGCAAAAGTCAGCCCATGTACATAATGACCCGCGACGGGTTTACGCTTCTTGTCATGGGATACATCGGAGACGTTGCGATGAAATTCAAAGAGGCGTACATCAAGCAATTCAACGCGATGGAGAAAGCTCTTAGGGGCAAACTTGTTGAGCGGGAAAAGGGCATAGCCGTGCGTCAGGCATTGACAAAGGCGTTGCAGCAGTCTGCGGAGGATGAGCGGATGCACGGCCACGCCTACTCTACCTACACAAACTGCATTTATACTGCCCTGTTCGGAAAGAACGCAAAGCAGTTAAAGGAAGAATATTCGGTAGGAGAAAAAGAAAACTTGCGCGATTTTTTTTCTGCTGACGATCTGGCGGCCGTCCAGTCAATGGAGCGCCTCGTCAGCGGCCTTGTCGATTGTGGATGGGGGTATGGTCAGGTAAAAGACTTTATCATGCAGACCAACACGCGCAAGCTCACGGCTTAACTTCAAAAAGAATGAAAACGTTGAATCGTTTTTGCCCGAAAGGGACTTTATCGGGGCTTATGCCCTATATGCGGCATAGGTGCCCCGTAAGGGGAGACCACAGCGAGTGACAGGGACTTTCCTTGAAGCGCTAAAGCAGGGCAGGACTGCAATGCCGCACCAGAGGCCGGGTCGCGCCCGGACACTGTGGGACCGCCCGGCATGGCCCACATGCAAATGACAATGCCCGCTGAAAACTGCGCTTGTCTTGATGCGTCAAGACCGGTTTGACCAGACGGAATAGGGACTGCGACTTTTCGGAGCGTAGTTGCCGGTAGCGTGTGACAATCTAAGCGGGAAGCCGAACAAAGAGGAGAATAGCATGGACGATATCACAAAGCAGCCATACGCCAAATGGCTTGAAGAAAGCATAGCAACTATCGCAGGGATTGACCCTTGCTGTATTTGCTTTGCAGCGACAAAAGCAGACGGCACGGTGTTCACCGGCTATTATAATGCAGACGCGACGGACAAGGCCGTTTTTGCGCACAATATCCAGTCCGACATCGTGACGGATATCATCAAGGCGAATGCTGACACAATCAGCGGGATTTTGGAGGATGGCAAATGATTCTCTGCGGTAAAGACTGCACACCATGCTGTGACTTCTGCACCCACGTCAAACACGGTACAGTAGTAGTTGACGGTAAGCGTGTAACTGCTGGGCCTGTTGGCTGCAAACTGCACAAGGACAAAGAGCATCAGGACATTGCTGCTACCTGCGGGTATTGCGATGACTTTTCTTGTTTCTGGAGCCTGGTGCCTGTAGATGGTGAACGGATAGAGGGAGAAGAAACATGAACGTCATTAACACGCGGCTTGATGCAATCGTTCCGTATGCCTCGAACGCTAAAAAGCACGACAAGCGTCAAGTCAATAACGTAGCTGAAAGCATCCGGCAGTATGGATTTGTTCAGCCGATTGTAATTGACCGCGACGGCGTTATCGTAATCGGGCATTGCCGCGCTCTGGCAGCGCAGAAGCTAGGTATGGAAGAAGTACCGTGTGTCTGCGTGGACGATCTCACGCCGGAACAGGTGAACGCCCTGCGGCTGGTGGACAACAAGAGCAATGAAAGCGATTGGGATTTTGACCTGCTGGCGGATGAACTGCCCGGTCTTGATTTGTCGGCGTTTGACTTTGATTGGGGTTTGCGTGATGAGCTGGACACATCTGTTGTTGAGGATGATTATGATCCCGTTCTTCCCACCGAGCCGAAAAGCAAGATTGGCGACGTGTATCAGCTTGGCGATCATCGTCTTATGTGTGGAGATAGCACGTTGCTGACAGACGTACAAAAGCTTGTGGGGGGGGCACAAATGGATTTGTTGCTTACCGATCCGCCTTACAATGTGGACTATAAGGGCGCCGCCGGTAAGATCAAAAACGACAACATGGAAGACACGGCATTTAGGCGGTTTTTGACGGATGCATTTTCTAACGCAGCAATGGTTATGAAGCCTGGCGCGCCGTTTTATATTTGGCATGCTGATAGCGAGGGGTACAACTTTAGGGGCGCGTGCAAAGATGCGATGCTTCGCGTGCGCCAGTGCTTGATCTGGGTAAAAAATTCGCTTGTGATGGGAAGGCAAGACTTTCAGTGGAAACATGAGCCTTGCCTGTACGGTGAAAACGAAATTGAGGACGATGCTCACGAGCCGTGCCTTTACGGATGGAAAGACGGGCACAAGCACTATTTTTTCAAAAACAGGAAGCAGACCACGGTGCTCAATTTTGATAAGCCGGTTAAGTCTGCGGAGCACCCAACAATGAAGCCCATCAAACTGTTTGATTATCAGATGCAGTGTTCCAGCAAGCCGGGAGAAAATGTTCTTGACCTGTTTGCTGGTTCCGGCACCACCATTATGGCGGCAGAGCAGAACGGAAGACACGCATACTGCATGGAGTTTGACCCAAAGTATGCCGATGTAATTATTGATCGCTGGGAAAAGTTCACGGGCAAAAAGGCGGCGTTGATCAATGACGATTGAGGACGCACAGGCCATAATGCAAAAAACAACCAGTCCCTACTTGAAGCGGGACATGGAGAAATTCATAAAACGCCAAAGAAGAAAGGAGGGTATGTGTGGCAAGACCAAGAAAAGAAATAGACCAGAAGCAGTTCGAGACTCTTTGCGGACTGCAATGCACCCTTCCGGAGTTCTGCGACGCACTTGACGTTACGGATAAAACGTTGGATGCGTGGTGTAAGCGCACATACGGAAAGCATTTTTCCGAGGTATTCGCCCAAAAGAGGGGGCGGGGTAAAATATCGCTGCGTAGAATGCAGTGGAGGCTTGCCGAAAAGAACGCTACAATGGCGATCTGGCTTGGCAAGCAGTACCTCGGTCAGCGAGACGAGCCGGAGGAAACCGTTGACGTGGAGGACACTGACGCCTATCTGAAAGAAGCGGGCATCGAATGAAAACGGTAACAATTCATCCGGCCTTTGGTGAAAAGCACAAGGCGTATATTCAGGAAGCCACACGGTGCACGATCTCTGTTGCAGAAGGCGCTGTTCGTGCCGGTAAGACCATCGACAACATCGCTGCGTTTGCGACACTGATAGAGAAGGGGACGCCGGATAGAATTCATCTTGCAACAGGTTCCACGGCGGCAAATGCAAAGCTTAACATCGGCGATGCAAACGGATTTGGACTTGAGTATATTTTTCGTGGCCGGTGCCGGTGGACGAAATATAAAGGGAACGAAGCCCTTGTGATAAAGTCTTGCGGGCGCGACTATGTTGTAATCTTTGCAGGTGGTGCAAAAGCGGACAGCTTCAAGAAAATACGAGGCAACTCGTATGGCATGTGGATCGCAACGGAGATTAACCTGCACCACGAAGATACAATCAAAGAAGCTTTCAACCGCCAGCTTGCGGCAAAAGTGCGCCGCGTGTTTTGGGATTTGAACCCATCCTCGCCGGGGCACTGGATATACCAGCGGTATATTGACCGTTTCCGTTCTCAGTTTGGAGAGCGATACAATTATCAGCACTTCACCATCCGCGACAATGCGACAATCACAGCGCAACGGTTGGCGGAGATCGAGAGCCAGTATGACACAAGTAGCATTTGGTATCGTCGTGATATTCTTGGTGAGCGTTGTATTGCCGAGGGTCTGGTGTATCCTATGTTCTCCCGTGAGGTCAATGTGACCAGTGAACGGGGTGGGCCGGGGACGTATTACATCAGCTGCGACTACGGTACGCAGAATCCCACAGTGTTTGGGTTGTGGCGCGTACACAAGGGCGAAGCTGTGATGGAAAAGGAATACTATCACAGCGGGCGCGAAACCAACCGGCAGAAGACAGACGAGGAGTATTATCAAGACCTGGAAGCTTTTGCTGCTGGATACAAGATTGAGAGGATTATCATTGACCCCAGCGCTGCGTCGTTTGCGGAGTGCATACGGCGCCACGGAAAGTTTCCCGTGTGGAACGCCAACAATGCCGTGTTGGACGGCATTCGGCTGACGGGTGCGCTGCTCAAGGCTGGGAAATTGAAATTCCACGAGAGCTGCGTGAAAACGTTTGAGGAGTTTGGGCTTTACAGCTGGGATTCCGAAGCTGAAGAGGATAAAGTAATCAAAGAAAATGATCACAGCATGGATCAGTGTAGGTACTTCTGTCAGACTGTACTTAGGAGAGAGTTAAGATGAGTTTTTGGGGCAATTTTATGAACACCGTAAGACGCGCACTATTCCCGCAGGCGGCAGCCGAGCGGGAATTTGGCGTATCTCCCGCCGTTAGCATGACGATGGAAAAGTATATTGCGCTGTGGTACGCCATGATGGTAAACACGCCGCCCTGGCAGGACTGCAATGTGAAAGCGGTGGGACTGCCTGCCGCCATCTGCCGAGAGGTGACGCGGCCAACGCTGGTGGAGTTTACGGCCAACATCACGGGCAGCCAGCGGGCGGACTATCTTAACGATGGCTTTCAGTTGGCGAAAGAAAACTTCGGCAAGGCGCTGGAGCTGGGGCTTGCGCTTGGCGGTGTGGCATTAAAGCCTTACATCTACGGAGACAAGCTGTTGGTGGACATGACCGGCGCGGCGGGTTTTCAGCCGACGAAGTTTGACCCGACCGGGCGATGCATCGGCGGCGTGTTCCGCGACAAGCCGGTGAAGGTCAATAGCAAGTATTATGTGCGGCTGGAATCCCACGACCTGACCGATACTGTTTACACCATCAAGAACAAGGCGTATTACAGCGATTCTACCGGCTCTGTGGGTGCGCCTGCGCCGCTGGACGTGGTGCCGGAATGGGCGGACATTCAGGAGGAAGTGACCATCCAGAACATGGACGGGCCGTTGTTCGCCTACTTCAAGCCGCCTATCGCCAACACGGCGGATACCAACAGCTTGTGTGGCATGTCCATCTACGGTGACGCGGCGACGGTGGAACTGATCAAACAGGCCGATGAACAGTGGGAGCGTCTGAGGTGGGAGTTTAAGTCCGGTGAGCGCAAGGTGCTGATGGACGGCAACACAAGCACGGCCAACATGTTTGACAAGCGGCTGTTTGAGATTGGCGCTTTTACGTCTGACGGTGACTTCTACCAGTTCCTTAACCCTGAATTGCGAAACGATGCGGTTTATAAGGGCTTTCAGGATGTTCTCCGGCGCATTGAGTTTAACGTAGGCTTGTCTTACGGTGATATTTCCGACCCCCAGACGGTAGAAAAGACTGCAACAGAGATCAGAAGCGGCAAGCAGCGAAAGTATGTGCTGATTAGCAGCATCCAGACGGCGCTTGAACACACGTTTGATGCGTTGATTTACGCAATGGATGTGTATGCCACGCTCTACGGTCTGGCTGCGGATGGCGAGTATGAGGTTACTTACGATTGGGGTGACAGCATCCTTGACGATCAGGAAACCAAGTGCAACGAGTTTGCCCGCGATTTGCAGCTGCTGAACGCCGGGATCATGAATGACTGGGAGTTTAGAGCAAAATATTTCAACGAGGATGAGGCGACCGCAAAGGCGGCGCTGCCGAAGATGCAGGATGTTGTGACTGAACACCAGAACGTGATCGAATGAGAAGGTACGACTTTACGCCCGAATTGATGGACGCTCTGCCGGAGGAACTGGCTGAATTGTATCGTGGGCTGGAAGATACCTTGCTGATGGAGATATGCTCCCGGCTCAAGGCTGCGGACGAGCTGAACGAGGTCACGGTGCAAAACATCAAGGCGCTGCGGGCGCATGGCGTTGACCTGAAGGAGATCGAGAAAGCAATACGCAAAACCACAGGTATCAGCGAACAAAAGCTCAAAAAGCTGCTGGACGATGTAGTGGCGCGGAATCAGAAGTATTACACCGACCTTATCGACCTTGCCCATATCACGCAACCGGACGCGCTGGTGAGCATTGAGGATACTTGGGCAATATACGAGCAAACGAAGCAGACCATGCGCAACCTTACGCGGTCTATGGGGTTTCTGGTGGACGCTGGCCGGACGATGCTGCCGCCTGCGCGAGCCTATCGGTGGGCGTTGGATTCTGCTGTTATGCAGATTCAGAGCGGGGCAATCAGCTACAATCAGGCGATATCCAACGCGGTCAAGCAGCTGGCGGACAGTGGCCTGAAAACGGTGGACTACAAAAGTGGGCATCGGGATCAGGTAGACGTGGCGGCAAGACGTGCCGTGATGACCGGCGTGAATGCCCTCAACCAGAAGTATGCGGAGCAATCTGCCGACTATTTGGAGACCGACCTTGTGGAAGTGAGCGCCCATATTGGGGCGCGAAACACAGGAAACGGGCTGGAAAACCATGAGAGTTGGCAAGGCGGCGTGTATCGGTGGGCTGAGAAGCCCGGAGATTCAAAGGGTGAGTACAAGGATTTTGTTGCCACTACGGGCTACGGCCTGGGCGTTGGCCTGGGCGGCTGGAACTGCCGACACACCTTTTACCCATTTGTGGAGGGTGTCAGTGAGCCGACCTATTCAAAGGCCGATCTTGACGCCATGAAGGGCGAGAATCGGAAGTTTGTGTTCGATGGCAAGGAGTACGACGGGTACACAGCTACACAGATGCAGCGCAGCATAGAACGCCAAATACGCAAGCAGAAGCGTCTCAGAGACGCTTATAAGGCCGCAGGGCTGAAAGATGATGAGACCGCCGCCAACATCAAGTTGCGCCGCCTGAACGCCAAATACAAGGAGTTCAGCAAGGCGGCGGGGCTGCCGGAGCAGAAGGAAAGGCTAAAGGTGCTGTATGGCGGGCAGCTGACGAATTCCAAGAAGCTCGCGCCGTTGAAAGAATACGCCGGTACATGGAAGATCAAAGATAAGTTTTCTGATCGTCAATATGTGATTGACGTTGGGAAACCACAGATTTCCGGTGCAAAACAGCACTTTTGGGACAATCTTGAGAACAGACCGGACAGAAGCAGCTTGAACCTTGAGGCTGCACAGGATATAATCAACAACAGCAGACTGACGTTGTACCAGACAGACCGGCAAACCCTTAAATTTCTTGCAGACAACGGATATGTTATGCTGAACACGAAAAACGAAATCGTGACTGTTGTACCGGAAAAACTTCGCAAGAAGTACCGCGATTATTTGGAGGGGAAATAACATGGCAAGAAGTCCTATTGCACGGCATAATTGCCCACTGTATGAGAGAGAAACTACATGGTCGGAGTGTGTAGAAGTGCAAGAAGTCCGCGAGGACGAAATGGACGCAGCGCGGCTGAGAGAACCGTTTGACATGGACAGAGCGAACGAGGTTTGCGAAGAATGCAAATGGTATGTTGTTGAGGACGATGGCTGATGGACAACTTCAAGGCGATTTATAAGCTGCTGCTTGCATTGGAACGTTCCATGGACTTACCAGCGTTTGATATTGACGCGCTTCAGCTAGAAACAATGGGCGTCACTGCGGAGCGCCTGCATCGCTATCTGGAAATGCTGCAAGACGCGGGCCTTATCAAAAACGCAGACTTGTACACCAGCGTGACCGGCGACCTCTGTCTCAGGAACTCGCGCAAAATACGGATCACGCTGAAAGGTCTGGAATACTTGCAGGAAAACTCGATCATGAAGAAGCTGTACAACGCGGCAAAGGGCGCTGTGGATTTGATTCCGTAAGGGGTGCTGTATGACAGATAGCGCGACTTCTCTTTTCGACACCAACACCTTGCACGCCATTGATGGCGTTTTGAAGAAGGGCGACCGGGTAGAGCTGATCCCCACCAAAGACGGGGTGCGGGTGATACATATCCGGCGAGAGAATGTGAATTTGAAGAAAATCGAAAAAAACTCTTGACTTTTCGTGTTCCGTGAATTATGCTTGATTTATCGGAACACGAAAAGAGGTGAAACAATGTCTCCGAGGACAGGGCGGCCAAAGTCAGAAAACCCGAAGGACATAAATGTTAAAGTTCGGTTCGATAAGGAAACACACGAAAAATTGATTTCTTATTGCAAAGAACGAGGGATAACCCAAACAGAAGCAATCCGAAGGGGTATTCACCTGTTATTGGCACAAAAATAGAGTGTTGGCGGCCTCACAAACCAAACCAACACCCTAATTCACCACCACCGAAGCAGAGGTTAAATCTATTATAGCCTCCTTTTCGGTGGAAATCAAGAGAAATGGAGATTTTCACTATGCTTACTGTTAGAGAAGCCTGTGCGCTCATTAACAATCCCACCGAAGTTGGCGTTGCTGTAAATGGGAACTCATATCCTTTATTCCGCGAAGGATCGACGGGGTATGATGGCGTTATGGTTGAAGCGTTTGGAGATTATGTCGTTAAAGATATTTTCTCTTGCAGGGCAGGGTGCTTTGAACTCGAAGTCAAAATGTGCCCGATGAAGAAGGAGGATATTGCATGAACGAACTGATGATTTTTGATAATCCTGAATTTGGGCGGGTCAGAACTTTAGAGGAGAACGGCGCGGTACTGTTCTGCGCAAGTGATGTAGCAAGAGCGCTCGGTTACGCAAAGCCAAGAAACGCGATTGCGGCTCACTGCAAGGGTGCCCTGAAACGGGGCGGGGTCTCTACTACCACAAATCAGTATGGGGTCACAACGGAGCAAGAGACGGAAATGTTGTTTATTCCGGAGAGTGACCTTTATCGCCTTGTGTTTAGCTCAAAGTTGCCTGCGGCGGAGAAGTTTACAGATTGGGTCACGGGAGAAGTTCTGCCCACGATCCGCAAGAACGGTATGTATCTGTTGCCGAAGGACTATCCCTCCGCGCTGCGTGCGCTGGCTGACAGCGAGGAACAGCGCATGGCGCTGGAAGCTTCCAATGCGACACTGGCGGCGGAGAATGAGCGTCAGGCACAGGTGATCGCAGAGTTTGAACCGATTCGGCAGTATGTGGATATCATTCTGGAAAGTCCGGATGCGCTGGCGACCTCGCAGATCGCCGCCGATTACGGTATGAGCGCCCAGCAGCTGAATAAGATCCTTCGTGACGAGGGCGTTCAGCACAAGGTAAACGGCCAATGGCTGCTTTACAAGAAGCACATGAACAAGGGCTATACCAAGAGCAAGACTTTCCAGTTCACACATTCGGACGGACGCGCCGACACGAAGCTACATACCCAGTGGACGCAGAAGGGACGCCTGATGATCCACAACATTCTTGAGAAGCGCGGCATCGTGGCGATGATGGATCGGGGGCGCGTGTCGTAATGATGAAGGTCGTCAAGTTCCTCGACCAAAGCGAGGATGTACCCATGGAGCAGCACCTTACGCAGACGACGGAAGCTTTTGCCGCAACAGGCAGGACGCTTTCTGAGTTTATCAAGGGACTGTCGCTTTCGGCAAAGGACAACAACAAGCTCATTGATCTGATCCTGGCCCATGTGGAGGAAGCCAAGATTTCCGGCTGGATCGACGGATATCTTGCCGGAATCGACGAATAAGCGCTTGCCACCGGTCGCGTGGTATGGTATAATAAATCAAACAAATATTCGACCTCGCTCTAAGCGGTGAGTGAGAAGAGCCGAGAGGGGCTAACTGACTACGAATTGTAGTTGGTTAGCCCCTCTTTCTTTTTTTCAAAATTTTTGACCGGCCCGACGTCGCAAAACTACGGGGCCACAGTGGAGGCGACCCACGCGAAAAAAGCGAGGTGGCGAAGGAGCAGACATGAAACGCGATTTTTTGGAAGGTCTAGGGCTGGAAAAGGACGTTGTGGATAAAATCCTCGACGAAAACAGCCGGGACATTGGCCGGGAGAAGCAGAAAGCGGATCAGGCCAAGGAGGACTTGGCGGCGGCGCAGAAGAATCTTGCCGACCGTGACAAGGACATCGAGGAGCTGAAGAAATCCAGCGGCGACGCGGAGGGCATCCGCAAGCAGCTGGAGGAGCTGCAGGGCAAGTACACCAAGGAAACCGCCGAGTACAAAGCCCAGATCGCTGACCGGGACTATTCCGACGCGATTGCCAAGGTCATCAACGACAAGGACATCAAATTCAGCTCCAAGGCGGCGGAACGTGCCTATATCGCAGACCTAAAAACCAAGGGATTGAAGCTGGAAAACGGCGCGTTTGAGGGCTTTGACGAGTGGCACAAGGCGCAGATGGACGCAGACCCCAGCGCGTTTCAGACCGGCAAGCCCGCACCTACGTTTGCAAAGCCCGTCGGTACCGGCGGCGCACCGAAAGCGGAGGGTCTGGGCGCAATGTACGCAAAACAATTCAACGCGCAGTATGCGCAGACAACTACGAAGGAGTGATTTGATCCATGTCTTTTGTGACCAATACGACCTGCACCAAGCGGCCTAATTTTCTGGAAAGCGAAGTTGGCCTGGTGCTAAAGACCCGCGAGATTCCCGCCTCTATGGGCGTGCAGGACGGCATCTATAAGATCGTTGCAGCCGGCACCCCTTTCCCCTCCAACGACGGCAACGCTGTTGGCATCGTGTTTGAGCCTGTGGACGTGACAAGCGGCAACATGCCCGGCTCCGTGCTGGTGGCTGGCCGCGTGCTGGCAGAAAACATGAATCTCCAGACTGCCGCCAAGAACGCACTGGCCGGTAAGGGCATTGTGTTCGTCGACACCCCCGCCATTACTCGCGGCTACACCGTGACTTATGACAAGAACGACGGTACCGGTACGCCTCCCGTGGATGGCAACACCTATTTCGAGGGTTCCATCGCGCCGGTTTCCACCAGTTATCCGCTGACCAAGAGCGGCAACAAGCAGACCGGCTGGAGCACCAGCAAGGGCGGCGCTGCTGTGACCGAGGTCGAGGTGACCGGCAATATGACCCTGTACCCTGTTTGGACTTCTAACGGCTAAGTAAGGAGGAAGAAACCATGCCTGATATCCTGAACATGATCTCCAGCGCCGAGCGCCTGGAATTTGCACAGAATCTGTCTGTTGCGCGGCCCGCTTACATCGGCGACCGCATTTTCCCCGACCAGAAGACCGCCAACCTTAAGGCGGAGTATCTGCGTCTGGCTGACGGCGCCAACATCCCCGTGATGGCAACCGTACACGCCTTTGACACTGAGGCCGAGATCGGCACCCGCCCCGTGTTTGAAAAGACCGAGGTGGAAAAGCTGCTGATCAAGCGCAAGATCAACCAGACCGAGCGCGTGCGGCTGATGATCGAGAACGGCGTGAGCGACGAGAACGAGATCATCCGCTACGTATTCGACGATATGCGCCAGATGGCCGAGGCCGTCAAGACCCGCACCGAGGTTGCCAAGATGGAAGTTCTTGCCACCGGAAAGATGACCATCAACGAGAACAACCTGAACCTCAAGGTAGACTACGGCGTCCCCACCAAGAACACCGGCTACAAGATCGATTTCGGCCCCGAAGCCGATATCGTGGGCCAGATCATGGCCGTGGCTGACGCTGCCGCTGAGTCCGGCAACGCACTGACAGAGATCGTGACCTCCACCAAGATTCTGCGAAAGCTGGCTGCCAACAAGGGCATTCAGACGCTGATCTACGGCACTGTGGGAGCTGGTACTTACGTTCCCGCCGAGAGAATCCGTTCTCTGTTCGCGGAACTGTTTGGCTTTGGCGTGATCACCACCAACGATCTGCGCTATAAGACCCAGACCGCCAGCGGCAACGAGGCCACCAAGCGTTTCTTCCCCGAGGACAAGATGGCGTTCCTGTGCAACGGCACGTATTCCTCCTTCGGCGTTGGCCTGTGGGGCGTGACCCCCGAAGAAGCCGACTACGGCCAGTACAACGAAAAGAGCGCCAACCAGTTCATCACCATTACCCAGTGGGCCACTCCTGACCCCGTGGCGGTGTGGACGAAGGCCAGCGGCGTATTTATCCCCGTTGTGCCCAATCCCAACGGCCTGTTTATCGCAGCCGACACCAGCAAGTAAGCGTGCCTCCTCCCCGCCCCGATGGAAAACCTGACGGGCGGGGAGGAAACGATATAAAGGAGGCGGAAAACATGGCATACGCAGATTATGAATACTACGCTACCGAGTTCTACGGCACGGCCATTGACAAGGACGCTTTCCAGGCCCTGGCTGGTAGGGCATCGGCCTATGTGGACTATGTGACCATGAACCGCGCCAGAAATGTCACCGGCGACGCCATGACCGCCGTGCAGAACGCGGTGTGCGCATTGGCAGAGGTGATGCAGGACGGCGAACGGCTGAACAGCGTCGCCTTTAACGCCGAAAGACCTGTAGCAAGCGAATCCGTGGGCGACTGGTCAAAAAGCTACGGCACGAAAGCGGTATCTGCCGCCGATATGCAGCTGCTGGAAGCAAGAAAGCGGGAGATCGCGGCCATGTATCTGGCACCTTACGGACTACTGAAAGCAAGGGGGTACGGATCATGTCCATGTTCCCCCACACGGTAACGCTCTATAACGTGACCCACGAGACGGACACCGGCACCATGCAGGACGTGACAAAGCTCTATGTGACGGTGCTTGATGGCGTACTGCTGTCCGCTTCCAAAGCGGCCAACGTCAGGGCCAGCGGCCTGGAAGGCGCCGACGCGGTAAACCTATACATTCCGTTTTCAGTTGTTGCAAAAGACGCAACGACTGGCAAAAAGAAACGTTATGCAGGGCCGCAGGACTTTTGGAGCGCGAAGGACAAGCCCGGACTGTGGACGCTTTCCACCAACGGCAACGGCGGAGAAAGCTTTTTCGTCAAAGGACGGTTTGTCACAGACAACGAGACCGTGGCGAGGGCGCATGACGATTGCTACGAGGTAACGAAGGTGGACATGAAGGACTACGGCGACCTGAAGCATTGGGCCGTGGGAGGTAAGTGATGGGGCTGAAATTCAGCGTACACACCGAGGGCATGGACGATGTGCGGCGGCAGCTGGCGCTTGCCTGCAGCAAGGCCGAACACGTTCTTGCTATTCAGGTGGAATCCGACACGGTGCCGTATGTTCCGGCGCTGACCGGCTCCATGACCCAGAGGACACGGGCCATCGGGAACACGGTGGTGTATCCGGGGCCCTACGCCAGATACCTTTATTACGGGAAGTTGATGGTCGATCCCGACACGGGAAGCCCGTGGGCCAAAAAAGGCGCGACGAAGGTTCTGACAGACCGGAATCTGGTATTTTCACAAGCCATGCACCCAAACGCGCAGGCGCATTGGTGCGAGGCATCCAAGGCGCAGAACCTTGAAAAATGGGTGCGCGTAGCGCAAAAGGCGGTGGCGAAATATGGCAAATGACAAGCCGAAGAAACTAGTTTCGGCGGCAGAGGAGGACAAAATCTCCCGCGCGATGCTGGTATGGCTGAACACATGGCCGGATAAGCCGGTGGATGTGATCCGATATGAGTTTCTTCCCGCTGACAGCGAGGGCGCAATGGCGCTTTCGACCATTCAGGGAACATACATTACACGGCGTTACATTTTGGGAGGCCATCAAGCGGAGTACCAGTTTAAGGTGATCTACCGGCTAAAGCCGGGCAACAGCAATGACAAGCGCCTGAAAGCCGACGAACTGTTGGACAATCTGGCAGATTGGGCGGCAGACGGCGGGCCGGACATCGGGGATGACGCACGGGTGGTTCGCGTGGAAGCCACCACGCGCTCCGCATTGTTCGGCGCATACGACAACGGCGACGAGGATCATCAGATCCTCATGAAAATGATTTACGAGGTGATAACAAATGCCTGATAACACTTTTAACACGACAGCGGGCCAGACCATTGACCGTGAGCTTCTGATCGCGTACTTAAACACCGGCACCAGCGTTTCCCCGGAGTGGTCAGCCTTTGGCACCCGCGTGACGGACTCCAGCATGGAGTACGACTGGCAGGAAAGCTCTGAAAAGGACATTCTTGGCACCACCCGCACCACCATGAAGAAACCCATTGTCACGCAGACCTTTGACCCCTGCGACCTGGACAGCGGCGACAAAGCGCTGACGAAGATTTGGGAGTTGGCCGTGAAAAAGCAGGATGCGGCGGCACTGGCCAATCAAGATGTGCTGATCGTCCACCACTACGCGGGCACCGCAAAGACGGCTGTGTTTGCCGAGCGCTACGAAGGTGCAATGGTGAAGCCCTCCAGTCTCGGCGGCGAGGGCGGCGGCTTTGTGGGCATGCCTATTGACGTGACTTACGGCGGCACCCGCACCACCGGCACCGCTTCCGTGACTGCCGGTGTGGTGACGTTCACAGCGGACGAGTAACACACGGGGCGGGCAACCGCCCCACCACATAAAGGAGATGCAAAAATGAAGGAAATTACATTTGCGACCGGCGTAGAAAGCTTTTCCGTTAACGGCGTGGAAAATGCATTTTCGGCCAATCTTGCCGACGGCAACTTTATTAAGCGCTTAAAGGAAACTATCACAAAACTTGAAGAGATGCACAAAAACCTCGGCAATATGAAGAGTGCAGCGTCCGATGATCCGTTAGACCAGATGGAAGAATACGACCGCAAGGTACGAGCATCCATTGATGAACTCTTGGGGGATGGCGTATCTCAGAAAATTTTCGGGAATCAATCCATGCTTTCTTTTGGCGCTCACAAACCGGTGTGGTGCAACTTCCTCGTTTCCCTCGTGGAAGAATGTAACCGTCGCTTTACCGAAGAAGCAAAGGAATTCAATCCCAGTCTTGAAGAGTTTGTCCGCAAATACACAAAATGACAAATTCAATGCAGGCAGAATGGCTTCCAAGATCCGTTAATATCTGCGGCACCGAATACGACATTCGGTCTGATTTTCGGGTAATTATCGACATTTGCAAAGCAATTGAAAATCCAGACTGGAACAAATACGAAAAAACAATTGCTGCGCTTGTCGCCTTTTATCCAGAAATTGAAAATATGCCGACAGAAAGTTATCGAGAAGCTTTAGAAAAGTGCATGTGGTTTATTCGGTGCGGTGACGAAGATGCTGCAAAAAAGCCTGTTAAGCTGCTTGATTGGGGACAAGACATCAAATATATCGTTGCGCCCATCAACAGAATCGTTGGCAAAGACATCCGGGAAATGGAATATATGCACTGGTGGACGTTTATGGGCTATTTTTTAGAAATTGGCGATTGCCTTTTTGCGCAAATCGTGAATATCCGCCAGAAAGTATCATCCGGAAAAAAGCTAACAGCGGAAGAACGCAAATTCTACGCTAACAACAGAAGCATGGTTGACATCAAACAGCGGTATACCGAAGCAGAAATGAATTTTGTCCAGCAGTGGACGTAAAAAAGCCGCCATTTTGTGGCGGCTTTCGGGGATGGCATTTATTTTTCAAGAGACGAGAGACCATTTGCCATAGTCAACATTCCTCCCGTCATCGCATCAATTGCCTCTGTTTGGTTTGGGTTTATTACCCATTCTTCATCAACCAATGACAAAGAAACATCAACTTCTTTTTCTACTGTTCCGTAGTCTCCGCTGTTTATCTTTTCAATAAACAAATTATTCATCATTTCGGTTTGTTCGTCCTCGCTCATTTCCTGACCGGAAAATGCAACCTCTAAAGCCTTAGAAAAGGATTCTGCAAGGACATCACCCATGATAGATGCAATGTCATTGTTTGAAATTTCCACCTTAACCGTCGCAGAATCCCCTTTTTCTTCTGAGCTTATGACGTTGTAGGAAATACCACCGAACATCGCTTTCAACATCTCTGCATCGGATTCGTCGGTTTCGGCATTAGAAATACCATCTCCCCAATAACCAGTTGCTACGGACTGATCCGCTGACTTTACAGCATCAATGGCATCTTCTACAACAGATTGCGCCGACTTCCTGTTTGCGCCGCATCCAATCAAAAGTAAGACTAACGCAAGAGACAAAAAAACGCACGACACCTTTTTCATTAAAACCCCTCCTGTAATTTTCAGTATTTCAAGAATATCACACAAAAAGAAAAAAAGCAACAAAAGGTGGTGATTTTGTGGCTGCTGATGGCTCCATTATTTTTGAAGCAAACTTAGATGATAGACAGGCGCAAACAAAGCTAAATCAGCTTAAATCCAAAATACAGCGACTGCAATCGTCTTTAGAGAAAAGTACTGGTGAGCAAAGCGGTATAAAGGAAAAATTGGATTCTGCAAAAGCATCGGCGCAGCAGACAGAAAAGGAAATTAAGCAGATTATGGCAGCCCTGCAATCAGAGCTTGCGCTTAATGAAGATGTGCAAAGCGGAAAAATTTCCATGTCTGCCGAGGAGTTACAACAAGCGGCAGAACGACAAGACGATCTTTTGCTTAAGCTAAAAGAACAGCAGTACATTTTGAAGTGGCAAGACCAAGAAATACAAAGTTTAGGACGGCAATATGATCGCGTTACGGAGAAAATATCAAGACAAACGCAGGAGCTAAATGACGCAAAAAATGAAGCGTCAGATTATGCAAGGCAAGTAATTGAATCCGGGAAAAGCCAAAACGTTATGGCGGAAGTGACACAAAAAACATCCGCGATTATGGCGCAGCTGGGGGAAAAAATTAAAGCAATCGCAAAAAGCGCTTTAATTTTTTCGGTAATCGCTTCTGCGATTAAGGCGCTTAAAGATATTTTGGGGAAAGCGATTGCGCAAAACAAAGAAGCTGCGGCAGCCGTTTCGCAGTTAAAGGCCGCTATTTTGACCCTTGCACAGCCAATCATCGAAACGGTTTTACCAGCGTTTACCGCATTTGTCAATGTGTTGTCCAAGGTCGTGACGGCTATCGCAAAATTTGTGTCGCTATTGTTTGGAAAATCCTTTTCACAGACAAAGAAAAACGCGCAATCTCTTAACTCTCAAGCTGGCGCAATTGAAAATGTAGGCGGTGCCGCAAAAGAAGCATCTAAATACTTGGCAGATTTTGACGAGCTAAATGTTATGGATGATCAAAGCGACGATCAAACCGGGGGCGGGTTTGATTCCCCGGACTTTTCAAAGCTTGATGCGGATGTTTCCATTTTTGATAATCTGCTTGCCCGCCTTCAAAAAATTTGGCAAGACATTAAAAACATATTTTTTGACCTTAAAGATATCGTTGTTGATTTCTTTAGTGGAGATTGGGGCGATATGCTAGAAAAAATCAACCTTTTATTTTGGCACATCCAAGACCTTGTCTCCGATGTTCTAATGTTCGTAAGCGAAGCGTTTGGCGACATAATTGATTGGATTGTAGAAAAGCTCCATCTTTCCGGAACGCCGATTGGTCAAGCTTTAGAGGGCATTAAAGAAATTGTGCAGGGCGCTATCGAACTAATTGTTAATTTTCTTAATCTCAACCTTGATGGAGTGCTTGCGTCTATTGAAAAAATGTTAAAAGGCGTACAAGACCTTGTTTTTGGGATTGGAGACTTTTTGCAAAACGGCATAAACAATTTGTTTGACTGGTTTGACGAGAAAACCGGCGGCGCACTTCACGACCTTATTGAAATCGTTCGTGCCACCGTCAACAACATTTTTGAGTTTGTTGATGACATCGTTGGAAGCATTTTGCTCGGCGTAAAAGATATGCTGAACGGGATTATAACCTTCCTAAATGGCGTTTTTTCTGGGAATTGGAAGCAAGCATGGGAAGGTCTTATGCAGTTTGTGAAAGGGATTGGAACGACAATTGCAGGCATATTTGCAAGTGTAATCAACGTGATAATCCGCGCACTGAATTGGATGATTTCCCAAATTAACAGAATCAGCATCAAAATTCCCGATTGGGTGCCCGGAATAGGCGGAAGAACTTACGGACCCAACATTCCGACAATTGCGGAAGTTCCGGTGCCGCATCTCGCAGAGGGCGCAGTTATCCCGCCCAACCGCGAGTTTATGGCGGTGCTTGGCGACCAGAAGCACGGGACGAACATCGAGGCACCGGCAGACCTGATCCGGCAGATATTCCGCGAGGAGAGCGGCAATTCCGGCGGCGACATTGTGATCCGGTTTACCGGAGAGTTGGCTCAGTTGGCAAGAGTGCTGACGCCGGAAATCACACGGCAGCAGCGGCAGAACCAGAGAGCGTGGGGAGGTGGCAGCCGGTGAGCGCACCGTATTTCAAAATCAACGGTACGGACATCTTGCGGTTTGTGCAGGAAGACGGTATGGAATGGTCCCGCAACGACCTAGACAACGCGGAAGCGGGCAGAACCATGGACGGCGCCATGCATAGAGGCCGTATCGCCATCAAGTACAAAGTGAACATCCGGTGCTTAAAACTGTACAGGTCAGAAGTCCTGACGCTGATGAATTTGATCTTGCCGGAATTTGTGACGGTAGAAACCAATATGCACCCTCTATATGAGTCGTGCGTGGCGCAGTTCTACTCAAACAATGTGCCGTCGACCGTGACAACAGCGGGCCCTGAAACAGGCGAATCGCTCTGGTCCGGGATTTCGTTTCCGCTGGTAGAGCAGTAAGGAGGCAAAATGCAGAGCACGAGCCCAAGATATCAAGAACTGCTGGCAAGCACCCACCGGATGCAGACGCAGCTATACATTGACAATGTAGTCTACGGCGAAGGGAAGATCATGGATGGGTCTCTTCAAACGAAGACCTCTTTGTTTCAGGGCGATATTCCCACTGTGGGCGGCGCGGTAAGCGGCGAAATCTATGTGTCGCTATTAGGCGTAAGTTCGGCCGAGGTGGCGAAAAAGGCTGAATTAAGGCCGCAGGTGCGGCTGGTGGGCGATTCCGGCGAGCCCAGCGAATGGGTGGCCCAGGGCGTGTACAACGTAGACAAACGGAGCTACAACAAGCAGACCGGTGTGCTGACGCTGCACGGCTATGACAAGATGCTGGCCACGGAACAGTGGTATACCGGCAGCGTGGGCACCGGCGGCGTGGAGGATATCACCATCGTCAACCGCATCTGTACCCAAGTCGGGATCGAGCTGGACGGCGAGACGGCGGCGTTCTTCACCGCTTCCGGGCGGAGCTATGTGATCGCCGCTCCCACGGACTACACCTGCCGGGAGCTGCTGCAAACCATTGCGGGGTGCTACGGCGGGAACTGGATGATGACTGCCGTGGGCAAGCTGCGGCTGGTGCTGCTGGACAGCATCCCGGCAGAGACCAACTATCTGGTGGACGGCGTGGGCAACGCCATTACGTTTGGGAACGCCACTACATCTGAGGAGGTGAGAATCCTTGTTGGGTAAAACGTTTGTAGGCAACCGGGCCAGCAGCTTGAAGGAATCGGACAAGTTGCAGCCCTACACCAAAGTGACGGTGACGGACGGGACCAACAGCTATTCCTCCGGCACCGACACGGGGCGGGAATTACTGGTTGAGGTCCCTGTGCTGCCCAACGGCGACGGGGCCACGCTGGCGGCCAACATCCTGAACAGCGTGAAAAACTATCAATACCGGCCCTACGAGGCCGACAGCGCCCTGTTAGACCCCGCCGCAGAGCTTGGCGACGGCATCACCGTGGGCGGCGTATACGGCGGTATACACGCCAAGGCAACCACGTTTTCCCGTCTGTTTCGTGCCAACGTGAGCGCACCGGCGGAGGAAGAGATCGACAGCGAGTACCCGTATCTCTCCGCCCAGGAGCGGGACGCGGTAAGGCAGAAAAAGCAGACGGCGAAGAACACCAGCGACATTGCCGCCAACACGGCGGACATCGCCGGAAACACCGCGGACATCGGGACGCTGAATACGCAGGTGGCCAGCATCAACAGTCTGGTGGCGGATAAGGCCAGCATCTCCGACCTGAACGCCGCTGTGGCGCGGATATCCTCGTTGGAGAGCAACCAGATCACCACCGGCTACCTACAGGCCAACTACTGCGAGATCAACGGCGCGACGATCAAAGGCATCAAGGCCGATATTGCCAGCGTCAGCAAGCTATTTTCAGGCGAGACCTACACGGGGTTAATCTCTACTCCGAGCCTTTACGTCAACGGTGCACATTATGTAGGCACGGTCATCCGCTACAAAAACGAGAACGGCGTTACCACGGCAACGCGTGTACTGGCGGCCACATAAGGAGGGCTCAATGAAAACAACCGAAAGAAACACCATCCAGTCCGTCCGGCTGGCGCTGGATCGGATCGAGGTGCACGGCAGCGGCAATCTTGACCTGCTGCTGGGGTGCATTCAAGCGCTGGACAGGCTGCTGGCGGAAGCGGAAGCGGAGGAAGTAAGCGATGGCTGACAAAAACATCAATCAGCTGCCGGAGGTGACGGCCATGGGCGTTACCGACCTGTTCGTTTTGGAGCAGGCCGGGGCGGCCAAGAAGCTGACAGGCCAGCTGCTGAAAGCGTCGCTGATGACGTGGCTGGACGGCCACGGCGGCGTGAAGAGCTTCGCCTATGACGAGGACACCGGCAAGGTGACCATCGTGACCACGGACGGCACGACGATGACCACGGGAGACCTGCGGGGCAAGAACGGGCACATGATCCACGCGTATGATCTGGGAGGGCGTGGCTCACCCGGCAATTACCTGATCATGTCTTTTCCCAGCGCTAACCCCATGCCGGAGGATTGGGCGGTCGGCGATCTCATCCTCAACAGCTACGGCGATATGTGGGTCATCAGCAATATCACCCCCACGGGCAACGGTTACAATGTGCGGTTTGACTTTATGGCAAGCCTGGTAGGCCCTAAGGGCGATTCTCCCACCATCGGCAGCAACGGCCACTGGTGGGTAGGCGACGCCGATACGGGCGTTGTGGCCAGGGGCGACACGGGCACCCACGGCAGCGATGTGACGGTCACGTCCGCCGCTGTGCCGGGGACAGACGAACACCCCAACGGCGGCGTGAAGCTGACTATCACGGAGACGGTGTACGACGCGACCGGCGCGGCTTCCCAGGTGAACACCATAGAGAAAACCATCTGGAATGGCAACACCGGCCCCACCGGTCCCCAGGGAACCGCACCCCACATCGGGGACAACGGACACTGGTACGTGGGCGACATGGATACCGGCGTAAACGCCAAGGGCGACAAGGGCGACGGGTTGAAGATCGACGGCTCGGTGCCCACCTATGCCGACCTGCCCACGCTGACCGCCGCCGACATGGGCAAGACCTATCTGGTGGACGCGGACGGGCGGCTCTATTTCTGGAGCGGCACGGCGTGGCCCGCCAGCGGGGCGGGACTGCTCATCAAAGGCGAGGACGGCATCACGCCCAACATCGGGGCCAATGGCCACTGGTGGATCGGGACCACGGACACCGGGGTGCAGGCTCAGGGTGAGGACGGCGCACCGGGTACTCCCGGTGCTCCCGGTACCCCCGGCGCGAACGGCAAGAGCGCCTACGAATCCGCCCAGGACGGCGGCTACACTGGCACGGAGACGCAGTTCAACACCGATCTGGCCGAGGTGGGCAACAAGCAGGACAAGATCACCGGGGCCAAGGGCAAATACCTGGGCTTTACGGACACGGACACGCTGGGTGCGGTAAGCCTGCCCAGCGCCAGCACCGGCAGCAAGGGCATCACTTATCTGGTGGACAGCTACGAGCGCACCGACACCGACAAGGCCGTCACCCCAAAGGCGCTGAACAGCGTGTACAAGCTGGTGGAGGACAAGGCCGACAAGTCTGTGTCAAAAGCCGCCACGCTGACGGCGGCGGGGTGGAGCAATGGCGTACAGTCGCTGGCCGTCTCCGGCGTGACGGCGACCGCCAACGGCAGCCTGCGCATCGCCCAGAGCGCCACCGACGAGCAGTTCGCCGCGTGGGGCGCGGCGCAGCCCCGTGTGACGGCACAGGCGGCGGGTTCGCTGACAGTCAAGGCGGCGGGCACCGTGCCCACGATTGATATTCCTGTGGAGGTGGTGATGGTATGATCCAGACAGAGGGTATTTTTGTGGGCGGCGGCGCCATTTCCGCGCCCATCATCGGCGAGGACTTCAACTGGTCGGGCGGTGACGGCACGTATCAGGTGCTGGACGATGGCGGCGGCAACTGGCGCATCAAGTTTCTGTCCAGCGGCACGTTCACGCCATTGAAAGACATGGTGATTGATGCATTTTTGGTAGGTGGCGGCGGAGGAAGAAGCTATGTACTCTGCGGCGGTGGTGGCGCAGGCTACACCACCACCGTGCGGTCTGTGGTGGTGGCGGCCAATACCGCCTATCCCATCGTGGTAGGCGCGGCGGGCAAAAACATTACTGAAGGTAGTTTGAACGGTACGGATGGTGGCACAACATCGGCGTTTGCCGCATCTGCACTGGGAGGAAAGGGCTCTAAGAGAGGATATAACACATCCACGCAGCCGGGCGCAGACGGTGGCTCTGGCGGCGGTGGTCTGAATGTCAGTGGGGTACATGCCAACTACAGTACCGCCGCTGGTGGTACGGATGGTGGCGACGGTACGACTGCTACAACTGCTGGCGGCAAGGGACAGGGTACCACCACACGAGAATTTGGCGAAGCAGACGGCGACCTGTACGCTTCCGGCGGCGGCGATAACCTGACCGCCACCGTACCCAACTCCGGCAATGGCGGCGCTTATAACGTTGAACCTGCCGACGGCATTGTGGTCATCCGGCAGCACAAGGAGGTGGCGGCATGAGATATGCAGTTATCACGGAAGGGACTGTGACCAACGTCATTACTCTGTGGGAAACCAACGCCGGGGATTTCCCCGGTGCGGTGGCGCTCCATGACCGCCCGGTGGGCATCGGGGACAGTTATCAGGATGGCAAGTTCTACCGGGACGGCGAAGAACTCCTGACCGCCCAGGAAGAAATTGAGCAGTACAAGGCGGCTTTGCAGACGCTGGGGGTGGTGACGGATGAGGACTGACATCATGGCGCAGGCACAGGCCATTCGGGCCAGTATGGATGCCGCAGCGGTGGTGCTGACGGACGCGCAGGCGGCGGCAGCGCCGCTGCTCTACCGCCCGTGGGACGGCGAGGGGGCGGCCTATGCGGCGGGAGACCGGCGGCTGTATGGGGGATGTGTCTACAGGTGCCTACAGGCCCACACATCGCAGTCAGGCTGGAACCCGGCGGACGCGCCCAGCCTGTGGGCACAGGTGCTGATCCCCGACCCCGCCGTCATCCCCGCGTGGCAGCAGCCAGACAGCACCAACCCCTACATGACAGGCGACAAGGTGACACACGGCGGCAAGACATGGCGCAGCACCTGCGACAATAACGTGTGGGAGCCGGGTGTATATGGATGGGAGGAGGTCTGATATGTGGCAATATGTTATCCCGGCCATCAGCGCCATCGTGGTAGCCGCTCTGACCAGCGGCGGACTGTGGGCGCTGGTAGCCAAACGGGCCGACAAAAACGACGCGGAGCGCAAGATGCTGGTCGGCTTGGCCCATGACCGGATCGTGCATCTTGGCATGGTCTACGTCCAGCGGGGGTACATCACGCAAGACGAGTATGAGAACCTGAACGACTACCTCTACGCGCCTTACGAGAAAATGGGCGGCAACGGCAGCGCCAAGCGCGTAATGGAGGAGGTGCGCCGCCTGCCCATCCGAAAGGGGGAACCGGCATGACCCACAGACTGGACTACAAGCGGCTGGAGCTGGAGTACCCCAACCGGGGCAAGCAGACTTACCGGAAGCTGATCCCCATGACGGGGCTGCTCCAGAAGGACTACGGCAAGGAGCTGGACTGTACGCTAACCTCGCTGGCCTGCATCTACGGGGCGCGGTGGTACGGCACCATTGAGCACATCGCCACCAAGCATGGCTATGACGGTGACGGGAAGGGGACGAACCCTTTGACGGTCAAGGCTATCACCAAGGAGCTTCTGCAGGTGCTGCACGAGCCGGGAACGCCCCGCAGCGCCTACGGCAAGGTGGTGGGCTGGAACTGGCTGACGGCCCGCAGGCTGGCGGAACGGGGCATCCCCACCGTCCTCAACCTGTGGGACGACGGTCGGGGCTACTACCACGACCACAGCGTAGTGCTGGTGGGCGTGGAGGAGTATCAGCGGGCAAAGTTTCTGCTGGTGCTGGACAACTGGCATGAGACGGTGAGCTTGATCGACTACAACAAGCTCTGCGTCGCCTCAAGTCTGAACTGGGTGGAGCCATGAGCGGCAAGCGGGTGAAAAAGAAGCGCAGGACGCCCACCACGAAGAAAATCCTGTGGCTGTGCCTGCTGAACGGCCTGCTCTGGGTGTGGTGCAGCTACGCGCTGGCGTTTATGGCGGCGCTGCGGCCGGTGGAAAGCGGCGAGATCATCAACATCGCGGAATCACTCAGCACCGCGGCCATCACGGAGATCATCGGCGTGGTGCTGGTGTATTGCACAAAGGCACTGTTTGAAAAACGGAAAGACTTCGGAGAAGTCGGAAAGGAATTGAACGATGAATAATGCTATGTATTGGGTAGAACTGATTGCGGCCATTCTGGGCGGTCTGGCGGTGTGCATCCCTGTGGTGGCCCGTCTGGTAGCGGCGGTGCAGACCGCCGTAAAGGAGAAGAACTGGCCGCAGATCGTGGATATCGTCCTGACACTGATGACGGACGCGGAGGACCTGTTTGCCGACGGCGCGGCCCGCAAAGCGTGGGTTATGCAAAAGGTAGAGCAGGCCGCCAAGAGCGTCAACTACGATTACGATGACGCCGCCAGACAGAAGGTCAGCGACATGATCGACAAGATCTGCGCTGCGGCGAAGGTGGTCAACGGCGAGGTGAAAACGGATGCAGCTGATTGAGAACTTCCTAACGCTGAACCCCTGCTATCATGCCAACATTGCCAACGCCGACGACCGGTACACCACGTTCCAGCGGCGCGGCCCTCAAGGGCTTGTACTGCACTCTGTAGGCTGTGCCCAGCCGTCGGCACAGGTGTTCACCAAGAAGTGGAACAGCCCCAGCTATGACCGGGCCTGCGTCCACGCGTTCATTGATGCCAACTCCGGCGCGGTGTATCAGTGCCTGCCGTGGAACTTCCGGGCATGGCATGTAGGCGGCTCCGCCAACAACACCCATGTGGGCGTGGAGATGTGCGAGCCGTCCGCCATCAAGTACACCACCGGGGCCAAGTTCACCATAACAGACAAGGACAAGGCGTTCAAGCAGTGCGAGACGGCCTACAAGGCCGCCGTGGAGCTATTTGCCATGCTGTGCAAGAAGTATAGCCTTGACCCGCTGAAGGACGGCGTGATCCTGTCTCATTATGAGTGCGGCAAGCGGGGCATTGGCTCCGGTCACGTCGACCCGGAACACCTGTGGACGGGGCTTGGCATCGGCTACACGATGGCGGGCTTCCGGCAGGATGTGAAGAGAGCCATGAGCGGCGTCACGGTTGTGCCCACCACACAGCCCGCCGCGCCGGTGGTCGAAAAGACCGTTACCGTCAAGGTTCGGCAGCTGTCCCGAGGCATGGAAGGCAACGACGTGAAAACCCTGCAAGCGGCGCTGATCGCCAACGGCTTCAGCTGCGGCAGCGCCGGTACCGACGGCGACTTCGGCGCAGGCACGGAGGCGGCGCTGAAGAAGTTCCAGACCAAATATTTTCTTGGCGCTGACGGTATCGCCGGTAACGGCACGTGGGGGAAACTTCTGAGTAAGTAATTTGATTTCTGGACGAGGCGGAGGCTACGATACGCCGCCCTCCGTCTCCGCCAAAGCTCCGCAAGTCCACGGCGAATCTGATCGCCATGAACACAACACACAGAGAAATCCGCGCAAGGCTGCGCAATATGTCGCCCCAGCGGGCTATCGATTACGTTTCCGCGCTTGAACTGCCGGGAGACGAGGCGTTTTGCATCATCGAGTGCGATGTACGCGGGAAAAGCTGCGTACAGGTCGCGGCGCGGCTATACGTCAGCGTAGACGGTTTATACAAAATCCGCCGACGGGCGTATGACAAAATTGCAGATAGCCTAAAATAGAAAAATAGCGTGTCTGATTTGGACGCGCTATTTTTACGTTTACGGGCAAAACTGCTGCTTGCCTCGCCTAAAACCGGCAAAATCAAGGCAGTTTTCGGGCAGGTTGAATGCCCGATTTTTTTATACCATAAAGGCAAGAAAGAAGGTGGCGCAATGAGTGTAATGGATCGCCTGCTAGCATGCGGGTATCCGGCAGAAATGGCGCGGTATATCTGCAACCGATACGGCACGAACACAGAGGGCTTGCTCCTTTTTGTGCGCATCGTGGAGCTTTTCCACGATGACCGACGGGAATATGTATAGCTACTACAACGAGAACCCGAAGGGGAAAAACACGGGAGATTGCACCGTCCGCGCCATCTCAAAGGCCACCGGGACGGATTGGGGAGAGGCGTATCTCCGGCTGTGCGTACAGGGCTATCTTGATGGGGACATGCCGTCGGCAAACTCCTGTTGGGGCGCTTATCTGCGGTCAATAGGCTTCCGGCGGCATATCGTGCCGGACACCTGCCCGGACTGCTACACGGTGGGGCAATTTGCGGACGAGCATCCGGTAGGGACGTACATCCTCGCCCTGTCCGGCCATGTGGTGTGTGTGCGTGACGGCGTTTTATACGACAGCTGGGATAGCTCAAACGAAACAGTTTTGTATTATTGGGAAAGGACGGAATGACAATGGCTTTTAACCCTTATGGCTACCAGAACCCCTATTATCCCCCTCCGATGCAGGACAACCTTATGCAAATGCGGCAGCAGCAAATAATGCCGCAAATGCCTCAGCAAATGCCCCCGCAGAATCCCATCGCGCAGGGCGGTGTGCAGTGGGTGAGCGGCGAACAGGAGGCGCGTAACTGGATGATCGCGCCCAATGCCGCCGTTGCCTTGTGGGACAGCACCGCGCCGACGGTGTACCTCAAGCAGGCGGACGCAAGCGGGAAACCGTCCCTTAAAATTTATGACCTTGTAGAACGCACAGAAACGCCCCAAGAAGCGCCGCAAAAGCCGGGCGTGGAATTTGTCACCCGGAAGGAGTTCGACGCGCTGGCGGCAATTGTGGGCGAAATGAAGGGCAAGAAGAAACGCAAGGTAGAGGAGGATGGCGACGATGAGTAATCCGTTTATGGCAGCGCTGGGCGGCGGAAGAAACAATAGCTTTATGCAGATGATGCAGCAGTTTCAGCAATTCAAGGCGAATTTTAAAGGCGACCCAAAGGCAGAGGTTGAAAAGCTGCTGCAAAGCGGCAAGATCAACCAGCAGCAGCTAAATCAGATTCAGCAGATGGCAAAGCAATTTCAAAGCTTGATGAAATAAATAAATCAACATCGTGGCCACGATTTGATAAATTTTTTTGAGAAAGGAGAGATGATATGTCTCTTTCCGACGGTACTCCCATGATGACCATGCCCGTAACTCCTGCCAATAACAACGGCGGCGGCTTCGGCTGGGGCGGTGACGGCAGCTGGTTTATTGTCCTGTTCCTGATTTTTGCCATTTTCGGCTGGGGCGGTAACGGCTGGGGAAACGGCAATGGTGGCGGCGCAATGGATAACTATGTCCTTGCTTCCGATTTTGCTACGCTTCAGCGCCAGATCGACAGCGCAACGTCCAGCCTTGATCGCAAGGGCGATTCCATCTCGAATGGCCTGTGTGATGGCTTTTACCAGCAGGCCCAGCTGGTCAACGGCGTAAACCTGAACATGAACAACGGGTTTATGACTGCGGAACTGTCCCGCGCCAACCAGCAGGCCGCGTTGATGCAGCAGCTGAACGCCATGCAGATGCAGGCGGCCTCCTGCTGTTGCGATACGCGCGAGGCTATCCAGAGCGTCAACTATAACCTTGCTACGCAGGGCTGCGACACCCGGAATCAGGTGCAGAACAGCACCCGTGACATCATCGACGCGATGAATTGCGGCTTCCGCAGCATCGATCAGCGGCTGACCGCGCAGGAGATCGCGGCGAAGGATGCGAAGATTGCCGAGCAGAACCAGCAGCTCTTTGCTGCACAGCTTGCAGCCAGTCAGAATGCGCAGACGCTTGACCTGCGCAATTATGTAAGCGGGCAGTTTGCGTATTACAATCCCCCTGCCCGCCCCGCATACATTGTGCAGAATCCGAATTGTTGCTATCCCGATTACAATAACGGATGCAATAGCGGCTGTGGCTGCGGCTGCTGACAACTGCATAGCATCAGCTGTTCGGAACTTCCGAACTGTTCAGCCCCGTGCTGATACTGACACCAACGCGGCGGGGCTTTGGCTCCGCCGCTGTATTTTTTGAGAAAGGAATGATATAAATGGCAGAATTTACTTCTGTGGCAATTCAGATTGTTGCCGCCAGTCAGAATGTCCCGCTAACTGAAACTGCGGTCAATAGCAAGCCTTGCATCGTTCACCGTCCTGGCGCTGGAATTGTAACATTGCGGGGTTTGACCAACCAGTGTAAAGCCCGATTCCGCGTCGCTTTTGGCGGCAACATCGCTATTCCCACCGGCGGCACGGTGGAGGCAATCAGCGCAGCTCTGGCGATTAACGGTGAACCGCTGAACAGCGCGACAGCTATCGTTACGCCTGCGGCGGTGGAAAACTACTTCAATATCTACGTCAGCACCATTGTGGAGGTACCGCGCAACTGCTGCCTGACTGTGGCAATGGAAAACACCAGCACGCAGGCCGTCAGCTTTGCCAACTCCAACATGGCCGTTGACCGAATTTCTTGAAAGGAGCGATAACATGAGCATGAAAGCATTAAACGATATCCGGGATAGGCTGTGCGAGGAACTGGACGAGCTGGCCCGCAAGGGTGAGCTGGGTGCCGGTGATCTGGAGATTATCCACAAGGCCGTTTCTTCCATTAAGAACATCGATAAGATCGAAATGTACGACGGCGGCTATTCCCGCAGCAACGATTGGGACGCCGACATTCGCGGCATTTACGGGCGGGGCAGTTCTTACCGTGGCCGCCACCGCGATTCTATGGGTCGCTATAGCCGGGATGACGCCCGTGAGCATATGCGCCGCCAGCTGCAGGACATGATCCGCGACACCGACGATGACAACGTGCGTGAAGTTCTGCGGCGCTGCATGACGCAGATGGAGAACATGTAAGGGGGTGCGCCCCCGTGATCGACGAGAAGGAAGTGCAGCTATGGATTAGTAGGCTTGAAACCGAAGAATCCAGCTGGAGCAACTATGAAAAGCTAGCCGCGTTATACACCATCGCAAATCAACACAAAAAGGTAAGCCTTTCGGAAATGCCGGTCATGTACTCCGCCGCGCCCGCTCCGGAAATGCAGTTGGTAGGCGAGTACGGCGACAGCCCGTTTTTACAGGCGGTTGCCAAAGTGTCGCCGGAAAAGGCGTGGGGCGTGATGGATGAGCTAATGGATGCGCTGATCATTTCCAATAGCCGAGTGTACAACAGCGTGATGGCAAAGCTGGGGCGGTAAAATTGTTAGTAATTTGCTAGCTACCCGGTGAAAACACGCAGGAACAAGGAAACATTTTTTGAGAAAAACTCTAAATATTGCCGTGTGTTTCTGAAAAATATCAACTTGTGTTCGACTTTTGATTGCTGGCTATGCCTTTTAAGCAGGGTGTCCGGGGTTCGAATCCCCGACGGGGCACCAAAAAAT